TGGCGGCACAGGGCGCGTAGGCGGTTGTCGCTGTCCCTGAGGGCCGCGCGCAGCCGGTCGGCTTCCCTGAGGGCCTCTGCGGCCTCTGAGAGTATATCCGCTTCGGTCAGGACAGCGGCTGGGGTGCGTTCTAGTGTTGCAGTCATGGTCAGTTGCTCCGGGTCTTGAGGTAACGCCCCGTCTTGGGGTCGCGGCGGACGCAGTCGCGGGTCGCGCGGCTGATGCGATGGCATTGGTCGCGATACCAGTCGCGCTGCACTTCGGCGGCTTGTGCGCGGCGCAGCAGCGCCATGTGTGCGATCAGGAAGAACAGATGCGCCGCTAGGCTGGCAGTCAGTGCATAGATCATCGTCAATCCTCCAGTAACAGGCAGAGCAGCCCCAGCAGTAGGGCGAATGCAGCCGCCGCCATCAGTCAGCGTCCGCCCCTGCGCCCTTCAGCGCCTCGTGCAGTTCGTTCAGTTCGTCGCGCAGCATGTCGCAGCGCTTGTCGAGTTCGTCGCGTTCGGCGATCAGGTCTGCGATAATGTCCGGACAGTCAGCGCATGCTATGTCCTCTAGGCGTTCGCCTAGCGCGATTGCGAGCTCGTGGTTGCTCTCCCGCGCCGCTTCAATCAGGCGCTTATCGTCGGCTTGTCGCCAGTAGGTGCGGTCAAAGGATGGGTTAAACATTGTGCGTGCTCCTCTTGCTTGCGGATCAGTCGGTCAACGATTGCAGGGTGCGCGGCCTTCAGCCGGGCCAGCAGCGCGGCGCTGCCGGTCTGCATGGCTTTGTGATGCAGCCGCTCGCCCTCTGTGGGGCTGTAGTTGGGTTTCATGTAAGTATCAGCCATGCTCAGGCTTCCGCGTCCTCTGCCAGCCAATCGCGCTGATGGTCGGCCAGTTCGTGCCAATCCACCGCGTTCAGGTCCAGCATGTCCCATATAAAGCCTGCGGTGGTGCTATCCTTTCCGATCAGGTCGTAAACGTATTCTTCGACCTGTTCCCGGCAGAATTCGGGCGTGATGTCGATGCCTTCGTCAGCCATTTCGGCCCAAGCATCGCCAAACCACAGGTTGACGGTCCAAGTTGCGGCGTTGCGCCAGCCGTTGCAGGTGTTGTCGGTCATTGTCGTTTGCTCCTTTAGTGTCGTGTGGTGGTCAGTTGCGTGTGCGGCGCTCTATCCATGCGGCGAGCGCAGTGAACGCGATCAGATAGAGAATGATGAATAGGTTGAAGGGCAGATAGGGCTCTAGGTCGAACAGCATGGGTTGTCCTTTCACGTGTCGATGATGTTAGGGCCGCGCGCTGCGCGCCGGGCGATTGCCAGTTCGCGTTTGAACTTGCGGACGTAGACGCTGTTGAACTGGCGCAGCGATTGAAAGAGCGTATCGGCCTTAGCCTTGGCCGCGCGCCATTCCGGGTCCGCTTTGACGTGATCGGGTGTCAGACCCATGACGCGGGGCGCATCGCCCGCCAGATCGTCTGTTAGCGCATTCAGCGCGGCGATGGCATCACGCAGCCGCGCGTCTATTTCGTTGCGGTGTTGGGTGGCGATTTCAAATGGTGTCGGCATGGTCAGCCCTCCCGCTTCAGCGTGATGCAGTAGTAACCGCCGCACAGAACAATGTCGCACTGGCCGCAGGTGTCCAAGTCGCCCTTGATCTCATCCGGGGTCCAGAACTCGAATGCGCGGCGGGCTTCGTCGCGGTGCAGGTCGTCGCGCTCGTAAATGTCCAGCATCGCACCGAGGGCGTATTGGATAGCGCCGTTAATGCCGTCAGCATTAGCCACCGCAATGTCGATCTTTTTGTGCGGCGAGCCGGTCAGTTCGCAGTGATAAGTCATAAGTGTTTCTCCGCAGTGTCGATACCCACAATGTATACCCACAAAATGCCCTGTCAACACATTTTTTGCGTCAAAATTCTTGGGTAGTTGCACCCGGTTTTGATACCCAAGTTTTGCCAAAGTGATGCCCAAAACTGCCCAAGAGGCGAAAAACAGATTTTGTGTTGGGCAAAACGTTTGGCGTGTTGGGCGTGGTTTTGGGTATCAAAAGTGGTCAACATTGCCCAAGAGAAAAGGCCAGATTTGCTTGGGGTTGAGAGCCTCTTTGGCGGTTTGGGTAGTTAAAAAGATAGTCAGTCAGAGATTTTATGAAATGTAAGTATAAATACGTATAGAGTTACGTTTATAGAGAGTGACCCGCAAAACGACTACCCAAAACGCCTATTGTGGGTAAATGGCCCTTTCCCCCGTGCCTCTCCCCGCGTCTTTTGCCCGGTCGCCCTGTGATGGCTGCGTAGGGGAATTCCCCTAGGGATTTATTGCTGCCATAATGGCAACGAAAAATATATCGTCACCATAATGGCACTAATAAATATTGGTTACATCTGAAACCAAATGGCCAACCGCGCGCCAGCCAGAAATGGCCAACCCAAACCGCCCAAACCGCCCAGCCCAAAAGGCCCCTGCGAAATGCAGCGAGAGAATGCTTTTTGCCGCCAGCCGTTCGGGGAGGGGGGAGGGGGTGGGGCCGACGGGCGCGTGGCTGTCACGGGCACCGCCCGCAAACAATTTTTTATTTTTTTTGAAAAAATCGCTGTCCCATCCCGACAACTCAGATGGCTTTACGGTATAGGAGCCACATGGGCGCGACGCTCCAGCGCGTTCATGTCGAGGGGACGCCGGCGTATTCGGGGTACGCCGGCGTTTTTTATTTTTTGAAATTTGCAAAACCAGACTGCATCATTTATTGTGACGCCATGACCTTCTACTCACTGCCATTCACGCCTGAGCGCGTCGAAGCCACTGAGGCGCGTCTGGAGGCGATCTACGAAGCCGCGCGGTATGGGCTCAAGGGCGACAGCCTCGCGCTCCGTGCCGGCCTGACGCCAGCGCAGTACCGCCGGCTGGCGGAGTTCGACCCGCTGGTGGAGATGGCCGAGATGAAGGGCCGCGCTGACGGCGAGTTCAACGCGGCCAAGACGCTCTACGAGGCGGCGGCCGATGGCGACGCCACAGCCGCGCTCAACATCTTGAAGCACCAGCATGGCTGGATAGCGAAACAGCAGATCGACGTGAACGTCGACCAACAGATTTCGGTGATCGGCGCCCTTGAGCGCGCACAGACGCGCGTCATCGAAGGGCTGTACACGGACGTGTCGCCCGATCAGCCCCAGCTAGAGGACAACCACACCAATGCAGCAGCCAATCTACTCCGCAGCGGACGAGATGGAGTTGATGAGCCGGCTGTGGTCGCCGACGATCAAGGATGACCCACTGGCGTTCGTGCTGCTGGCGTTCCCGTGGCGCGAACAGGGCACACCGCTGGAACACTTCGACGGCCCGCGCAGATGGCAGCGGCAGATACTGGCCGACCTGCGCGACCACATCAAAGCCAACCACGGCCGCGTTGACTTTGAAACCTTTCGCATGGCTATCGCATCTGGGCGCGGGATCGGTAAGTCGGCCCTCGTTTCATGGCTAACAATATGGATGCTCAGCACACGCATCGGCGGCTCAGTAATCGTGTCGGCTAACAGTGAAGCGCAGCTACGTTCGGTCACATGGGCGGAAATTACCAAGTGGCTGGCGATGTCATTGAACAGCCACTGGTTCGAGGTGGCCGCGACGCGCATCATGCCTGCCAAGTGGCTGACCGAAATCGTCGAGCGCGACCTCAAGAAGGGCACGCGCTATTGGACCGTGGAAGGGCGGCTGTGGTCGGAAGAGAACCCGGACGCCTACGCCGGGTTGCACAACCACGACGGTGTGATGCTGATCTTCGACGAAGCCAGCGGTATTCCCGACAGCATCTGGTCGGTCGCGGATGGTTTCTTCACGGAGAATACGCCGCACCGCTTCCACCTCGCGTTCTCCAACCCGCGTCGCAACACCGGCTATTTCTACGAGACGTTCCACTCCAAGCGGGCGTTCTGGCGCACGCGCAACATCGACGCGCGCGAAGTGGAAGGCACCGACAAGAACCTCTACCAGCGCATCATCGACGAATACGGCGGTGACAGCTACCAAGCCAATGTTGAAGTGTACGGTCAGTTCCCAAGTGAAGGCGATGACCAGTTCATCGCGTCAAATCTGGTCGACGACGCCATGAAACGGCCCAAGCACAAGGACGAAACGGCCCCGATCACCATCGGCGTCGACCCGGCGCGCTTCGGGTCGGACGCGACCGTCATCGCCGTGCGGCAGGGCCGCGACATCATCGCGCTGAAGCGCCATCGCGGCGCCGATACGATGGAGGTCGTCGGCCACGTCATCGACGCCATTGAGGAGTACAAGCCCGCGCTGGTGTGCATCGACGAGGGCGGCCTAGGCGCAGGCGTCGTGGACCGGCTGAAGGAGCAGCGGTACAAGATACGCGGCGTGAACTTCGGCAATAAGGCCATGAAGCAAC